AACAACAGCAGCATCAGCAAATGGAGCTTCAACCATTGTTGCTAGAGATGCTTCAGGATCTTTTAGTGCTAATCTTATAACAGCAACAACATTTTCTGGTTCTGGAGCAGCTTTAACATCACTTGATGGATCTCAAGTCACAACTGGAACTGTTGCAAATGCTAGAACAACAGCAGCATCAGCAAATGGAGCTTCAACCATTGTTGCTAGAGATGCTTCAGGATCTTTTAGTGCTAATCTTATAACAGCAACAACATTTTCTGGTTCTGGAGCATCTTTAACAAGTATTCCTAATTCAGCAACAACAGCAGCATCAGCAAATGGAGCTTCAACCATTGTCGCTAGAGATGCTTCAGGTGCATTTAGTGCTGAAGTAATCACAGCAACATCATTTAGTGGTTCTGGAGCATCTTTAACATCATTACCAGCAGGACAACTTAGCGGAACAATACCTAGCGGTGTATTAGGTAATTCATCTTTATTTGTTGGTACAACTTCTATAGCATTAAACAGAACAACTGCAAATCAAGGCTTAACTGGCATTTCAAGTATTGCAATGCCTGGCAGTTCAAGTGGAACAGTGACAATTCAACCAACTGCTACAGCAGGAACAACAACTATAACATTTCCTGCAACAACAGGTACAGTAGTTACAACAGGTGACAGTGGCACCGTAACAAGCACAATGATTGCTGATGGTACCATTGTCAATGGCGACATTAGTGCTAGTGCTGCTATTTCAACAAGTAAAATTTCAGGTTTAGCATCATCAGCGACAACAGATACTACAAATGCATCAAACATTTCATCAGGAACACTTGCAGTTGCTAGAGGTGGTACAGGACTTACATCAACTCCCGCAAATGGCGCTTTAGACATTGGTAACGGAACGGGGTTTACTCGAACTACACTAACTGCGGGTTCAGGGGTTAGCATTACAAATGGCGCTGGGGCGATCACAATTGCCGCAACAGGTTCCGGCGGAACTGTGACATCTGTAGGCATGACTGTGCCATCATTTCTTTCAGTTACAGGGACGCCTATTACAGGCAGTGGTACGTTGGCGGTGTCCTTGTCAGGCACGGCATTACCTGTTGCTAATGGTGGCACAGGTAGGACTAGTCTCACGGAAAACAACGTCATTTTGGGCAATGGCACATCTGCTGTGAATTTTGTCGCACCGAGTACTGCGGGGAATGTGTTGACCTCCAACGGGACGACTTGGGTAAGTCAGGCAGCATCCGGGGGAGCGCAGGCTTTCGTCGCGTTCGGAACTACAGGCGGATTTTAATTAAGTAAAGGAAATATAATGGCTCAAACTATTGCACTTCAACGAGGATATACTAGTACAGCCGCGAGTGGTGGTAATGTGACATTGTTCACCCAAAGTGGCGGAATAGCAACAAGAGTAATTGTGAATAATTTATCCGTTTGTGTAAGCCCAAGTGCCTATTACACAAATTATGTTCCGGGAATTCTGGTCAATGTAGCTCAATCCGGAGGAGGTTCTTACGTAATTGGGCATGCAAAAGTCCAAACTTGGAGTGGTTATTCGGCCATGCAGTTCCTACCATATGGCCCAGACAATGTGTTCATTACACAACATACTGGATATTTCCCTATGATTCTTATCGGCTACTCAAGTACTAGTGGGGTCGGAAATGCAAGTCTTAGTGGTGGTTTTAGTAGTAATGTACAAATTTCCTCCGGTAATAGTTACATCTACTCTGGCATAGCATCGAATTTTTATATAGGTCCGAATGATAGTGTGCAAATCAGGGTCTATGCTCAATACGGTGACGCTTATAGTGGTATTTATCCCTGTACTGCGTATATATACTATTCATTCACAACGATCACTGAATCTTAGGAGGCGCTCATGTATACTTTGATTTTCGAGAAAGAGTCGAAATTAATCCTGCAAACACGACTTGATGTTTCGACGGGAATAAAAATGACACTACAGGAAATCTTAGATCATTTTTGTAAAGATAATGCAGTAAATAAGGAAACCATCGAAATCGTTGAAACAACAGCGAAAGATACGCAAGTAATAATCGGTAAGCACGCGTACAATAAATCCAATGATTCGATAGAAGTACACTCTGCATGGCGAGAACCACCAAGACTAGCCGAATCGGGCATCCCTACGACCGATTTGTCAAATAATCAAACAACGGAGGAATAAAAATGTCATATCCAGAAATATCTGTAAGTTGCGTCGCCGCTGTGTATGTGCGGCAAATGCATTTTAAGAAAGCCGGTGACGTGGAGACGGGTCACGCCCATTGTTTTGATCATCAGACGCTCGTGTCAAAAGGTAGCGTACAAATCGAGGTCGAAGGAAAGAAAACTATTTTTAAAGCTCCTCACATCGTGTTTATTAGGAAGGACATTGTTCACGAGTTGACCGCTCTAGAAGATGACACGGTAGTATATTGTATTCATGCTCTACGCGATGGTCCTGACGTGTGCGATATAATCGACCCGGCTTCAATTCCCTTGGGAGCTAAAGGGGAAGAAGCATTCGTCGTAGCTAAAAGCCTTACTCATACAAATGAGTCGATCAAAACGCCACATCTTGGTGGATAAAAGTGCCGGAAATAATCTTAAATAGAGGGTTTTTAACGAATGAAGAATGTAAAGCGCTTAACTATTAGGAAATAAAAGAAAGGAACAAAAATGAAATTGATATTACCAATTGAATTAAAGCGTATTGATGCTGGCGACTGGAGTGGCGCTGCCGATCAGTGTCTGTTGTGGAATAAAGCCGCTGGCAGGGTTTTGCCAGGTTTAACACGACGTCGTGCTGCCGAAGCTGCTTTAATGCAATAACTATGTTTTATTTACAACTGGAGGTTTACAATGGCAACATCCAAGCCTGTTTGGGAAAAACAGCGACCAAAGTCATTAGGTAAACCAAAGTCTTTGTCGCCGCAGTAAAAGCGCCGGATAGTCTTGCATCAAACTTATGTTCTTTGATGGTGGCGGTGTCATCCTTGTTATTCCCGACAGATCATTTTCTGGTTCGCCCATGATAGATACGCCATTTGGAGGTTGACTAAACTCCAAGATTATAAATAGCCATGATACATTCTAAGGATTTTACATGGCTAAACCCACCACCAGAGAAGAATTCAAAGAGCATTGTCTACGCAGACTAGGCAAACCCGTTCTAGAAATTAATGTTGATGATGACCAGATTGAAGATCGGATTGACGAAGCGTTAGCGTACTATCACGACTATCATTTTGATGGCACCGAAAAAGTTTTTCTTGCTCATCAAATAACACAACAAGATATAGACAACAAATATCTTTCAATACCTGAAGCTGTTATCGGCATCATCAATATTTTTGACGTTGGTGATTCTTATTCAACAAATAATCTATTCAATATTCGGTATCAAATCGCATTGAATGATCTTTTCGCATTCAACTATGGCCCTTTTGCGCCATACTACATGGCACTTCAAAATGTAGCACTCGCTGAAGAATTGTTTGTAGGAAGACAAGCATTGAGATATAATAGACACATTAATAAACTTTATATTGATATGGCGTGGGGTGAAAAAGTACAAGTGAACGAATATATCATTATTGAAGCTTATCAGAAAGTAGATCCTGAAACATATTCCGACGTTTGGTCTGATCGTTGGCTTCAAAAATATGCTACATCACTTATCAAAAAACAATGGGGTGAAAATCTGAAAAAATTTGAGGGTTTACAAATGCCTGGTGGTTTGACGTTCAACGGTCAAAAAATCTGGGATGAAGCGGTTGATGAACTCACAGCACTTGAAGCTGAAATGATTAGTTCATATAGTCTTCCAGTTTCAGATATGATCGGCTAAAAAATGGCACGCAATCGGTATTTCAATCAATATGGTACACCGAGTGAGCAAAACGTTTACGAAGATTTGATCATTGAAGCAATTAAAATTTACGGTGTTCCGGCATACTATCTTCCACGAACACATGTTAATTTAGATAAACTTTACGGTGAAGATGGTTCTATGTATTTTGATGATGCTATAGAAATTGAAATGTACATTAAAACTTTTGACGGTTTTCAAGGTCAGCTTGATTTTATATCAAAGTTCGGTCTTCAAGTCGATGAGCAGATTACATTTTCTTTGGTAAAGAAAAGATTTCAACAAGCAATGAAGCCATGCTTGATGACAGAATATAATTACAATTTAATTTTAGAAGATAGTGGAGAAATTTTGTATCAGAATGAAATGCTTTCTGATACAGACGGAAGAAAAATTGATGATTATGATTATTCTGGTATATATAGACCACGAGAAGGTGATCTCATATGGTTGCCTCTAGTTCAGTCTATGTACGAAATCAAATTTTGTGAGGATAACGAATACTTTTTTCAATTAGGAAAAACTTATACATACGAATTACGTTGCGATAGATTTGATTACTCTTCTGAAATTATTGATACAGATGTTTCTGAAATTGATGAAATAGAGGATTCTTACAGTCTTGCTACAAATATTCTTGATGAATTGCTTGATGAAGATGGTGACAAGATGCTTCTTGAAGATTCAAATACAATCATTCTTGAAGGTGATACATTTGAAAATAGGGCAAATACAGCAGATAACGATTTCATCACATCAGAGGTAAATGATGATGATATTCTAGATTTCAGTGAAGCGAATCCTTTTGCTTTGACAAAGGAGTGGTAAATGATATTCGGGCATGATTTTTATCACGGCACACTCAGACGCTACATTATAATGTTTGGAAACATTTTCAATGAACTCCAAGTTGAAAGATATGATTCAAGCGGTAACGTTATACAAAAAGTAAATGTTCCAATTGAATACGGACCTAAACAAAAATTTATCCGAAGAGTTACAACAGATCCTCAAATTGGCAGAGAACAATTTAGCACACAGTTGCCTAGACTAGGATTTGAAATGACTTCAATTTCATATGCGCCGGCGAGAAAATTAAACACAGGATTTAAACTTAAGAAAAATTTAGATCCTGATTCCGTAAATTTTTCAAGCACTTACGTACCAGTTCCATATGACATGAGTTTTTCTTTAAGCGTACTTGTAAGAAACGCTGAAGATGGTACACAAATTGTTGAAAAAATTTTACCATTTTTCACACCAGATTTCACTGTGACAATGAAAGCGTTGCCAAGCATGTCATTAAATCTTGATGTGCCGATAGAATTAGTGACAATTTCATCTGAAGATACTTACGAAGGTGATTTTGATTCACGTAGAGTGATTTCATGGAATCTAGATTTTGTCGTAAAAGGATATTTATTTGGTCCAATTACCGCAAATAAGTATATTGCGAATACAACAATTAACTTTAAAAACGACTCAAATAGTGTAACAGAACCAGCCCTTGTTGCATCTTCTGTTATAACTTCTAACTCAGATTTTGGATTTACAATCGTAACATCATGAAAAAAACACCAAACGAAAAGATAAGCGATGCCTTGGATATTCCTTACTACGAAAAGTCTTCTCAAGAATATTCTGTTACACCTGTTGTGGAAAAACAAGAGGACTCTATTGACGATGATTATCTCTACGCTAGGGAAAATCTTAAGCACTTTATTGAAAAAGGTAAAGAGGCTATGGATGAAATCATTCACTTAGCAAAAGAAGTGGAATCACCAAGAGCATATGAAGTTGTCGGTCAACTTATTAAAACTTTGTCTGAGACAAATAAAGATTTATTGGATCTTTCTAAAAAAGTCAAAGAATTAAAACAAAAAGATGAAGAAAAACAACCGACTCATGTGACGAATGCTTTATTTGTTGGCAGCACAGCAGAATTACAAAAGTTGCTCAAAGGCAATGGCTAAAAAAATATACTTAGGAAATCCGCTACTCAAAGCTGCTGGAGTTTCTGTACCATTTACAAAAGAGAACATTCAAGAGTACATAAAATGTTCTGAAGATTATATTTACTTTATTGAAAAATATTGTAAAATTGTCACACTTGATTATGGATTACAACCTTTTAAACTTTATGATTGTCAAAAAGAAAAACTAGATATCATTCATGAGAATCGTAAAGTTATACTCATGGAGCCACGGCAGCAAGGTAAAACTACAACTTCAGCGGCGTACATACTTTGGTATACTTTATTTCAAGGCAGTAAAACTGTAGCAATTCTAGCGAACAAAGCGACAGCAGCAAGAGAAGTTTTATCACGATATCAATTGATGTACGAAAATCTTCCACAATGGCTTCAGCAAGGCGTTAAGACATGGAACAAAGGTGACATTGCATTAGAGAATGGTTCAATTGTTTTCACAGCAGCAACAAGCAGACAAGGTATTCGTGGTAAGTCTGTCAATTTACTGTACGTTGACGAGACTGCGATCATACCAAATAACATAGCAGAAGAATTCTTTACAGCGGTTTCGCCAACCATTTCAGCTGGTTCCACAACAAAAATTCTCCTTTCTTCAACTCCTCTCGGCTACAATCATTTCTGGAAATTCTGGAATGATGCTCAAAACAAACGAAATGATTTTATTCCACTTTTTATACCGTACTGGAAAATTCCTGGGCGTGATGAAAAATGGGCTGAAGAGCAAAAAAGACAGCTTGGTAATCTTAAATTTAATCAAGAAATTCTTTGTGCATTCTTAGGATCAAGTCTGACACTTATTGATGCTGATTCTATAGCACAAATGTCACCATCTTTACCAATTTACAGCAAAGATGGATTAGATATTTACGAAAAAGTAGAAAGAAATGCATCTTACACGCTAGTTGCTGATATTGCAAAAGGCGTCGGTGGAGACTATTCAGCATTTACTGTGTTGAGAATCGATGAGATGCCTTACAAGCAAGTTGGTAAATTCAGAGATAACACCATCAGTCCACTTTTATATCCCTCTATGATTTATAAAATTGCTAAAGAATATAACAATGCTTGGGTTCTAATTGAAATCAATATATCTGAACAAGTTGCAGAAATTCTACATAGCGAATATGAATATGAAAATATTATTTTTGTGAATCGGACAGCACAGGGCCAAATTGTTTCCGGTGGATTCGGTGGTGGTAAAACTCAGCTTGGTGTGACAACTGACAAAAAAGTTAAGAGAGTTGGATGCATGAACTTTAAGTCATTAGTTGAAGGTAAAAAATTACTTATTCAAGATGCTGATACAATCGCTGAAATTTCAACTTTTATAGAAAAAAGACAAAGTTATTCTGCCGATGAAGGATATCATGATGATTTAGTGATGCCTTTAATTCTTTTTTCATGGCTAACAACAAATCCATACTTTAAAGAATTAACAAATATAAATATAAGAAAAGAGTTGTATGAGCAGCGTATGAAGACAATTGAAGATGAAATTACGCCATTTGGAATAATTAACGATGGTCGTGAAGAAAATATAATTATTGATGGTTCCGGTCAAGTTTGGGAAATTGATAGAGAAATGGAAAGACAGGAAAAAAACTTTTTTAGGCTATAAAAGCGCATTTTTATAAATAAAATAAATCAAATCGTAAGATTGAATATCATTATAACAAGGAGAATATAAATGGCAATCAGTCTAATTTCACCTGGGGTAAAAGTTACAGAGAGAGACTTTACTTCCGTTACGCCATCAACCGGCACCGTTGCAGGTGCTTTTACGGGTCAATTTCGTTGGGGTCCAGTGAATGAAGTTACTCAAGTAACAAGCGAAAATGAATTAGCGACAATATTTGGTAAACCAAATTCAAATAATATTGTAGATTTTCTATGCGCTGGAAATTTTCTAAATTATACTGGAAATCTATATCTTGTTCGTGCAGCAAATACTACAACAGCATTAAATGCTGTAGCAACGGGAGCGGCAACACTTGTCGAAAATACAGACGATTATAACAATACAACATCATTTTCTAATGGCTTGTGGATAGCAAAATATCCAGGCGTTTTAGGAAACTCACTTAAAGTTTCCATTTGCTCTTCAGCGAATGCATGGGAAAACACATTATCAGGCACTTACGCAACGACATCAGGATCCACCTTAGTTATCGGTACAGGTTCAGCGGCGAATACAGAAATGCGTATCGGTGATTTATTCGTGTGTGAGGGTCGTTCAATTAAAGTTGCGTCTATTACAAATGCAACTCATTTCTCACTCGAAGCAAATTATCCAGTAACATTATCAGGTGTATCAGCAAAGCGCCGCTGGGAATACTATGACGAATTTGCAGCAGCGCCAGGAACTTCGGCAACAGCAGTTTCAGCAAATGCCCTCTATGACGAAATGCATATTGTTGTTGTAGATCAAGACGGCGATATTTCAGGCACACTTGGTTTTGTTCTAGAAAAATATGAAGGTGTGTCAAAAGGATCAAACGGAAGATCGCCAGATGGTGGTACTAACTATTATAAAGATGTGATCAATTCTCGTTCACAATATATTTGGTGGGCTGGGCACGACAATTCAAATACAAATCCAGATTCAGCAACTAATTGGGGATCGTCTTTAATTAATGCTGGAGCATTTGGTAGAAATTCAAATACCATTAACTTTAGTCTGAGTGGTGGTGCAGATGGTGATAATATATCAAACGCAGAAAGAATTACTGGATATGATAAATTTGAAAGTAAAGAAGCCATTGATGTTAGTGTTATCATAGCAGGACAATCTTCAAATACGGTGATTAATTCATTGATTTCTGATATTGCGGAAATCAGGAAAGATGTAATTATTTGTTTTTCACCACCAAGATCGTATGTAGTTGGCGTTGCATCTCCAATTACAAATCTTGAGACATGGTTCGGTGGAATTACACGCTCAACATATGGTTTTGCTGACAGCGGTTGGAAATATCAGTATGATAGATATAACGACACATATGTTTATGTGCCTTTAAACGCTGATGTTGCTGGTGTAATTGCAAGAAACGATGAAAGAAGGGATCCTTGGTTGTCACCGGCTGGCACAACAAATGGTGTAATTTCTAATGTTGTAAAGCTCGCATACAACCCAAGTCAAACTGATCGTGATACACTATATAAATTATCCGTTAATAGTGTATTGAATAAAGTTGGTCGAGGCACAGTTCTTTATGGTGATAAAACATTCATTACAAAAAATCAATCACTTAATCGCATTAATGTTCGTAAATTGTTTATCGAATTACAAAAAACAATCACAACAACAGCAGAGGCAATTCTTTTTGATCAAAATGATGCGGCAACAAGAGCAACATTTGTAAATTTAGTAACACCATATTTAAGAAGTGTTCAAGCAAGAAGGGGTATTGTTGATTTTAGACTTATATGTAATGAATCAAATAACACTGAAGATATTGTAAACTCAAATGGATTTGTTGCTGATATTTTTGTCCAACCAATTGGATCGATTAACTTTATTCAGTTGAATTTTGTTTCTGTTAGAGGTACAGCAGCATTCGCTGAAATCGGTGCCTAAATAGAAATAAAAAAAGGAGAAATATAATGACATTTAAGATATCAGATTTTAGAACTGCACTAGGATCGGGTTCAAGACCAAATCTATTTCAAATTAAAGTTACGCTTCCAAATAGTTATGCCGTTACGGGCTTTGAATATGTGTGTCGTGCAGCATCACTTCCATCAGCGACAGTTGGATTAATTGAAATCGCAACTGCTGGAGGAAGAAAACTTAAAATGGGCGGCGACAGACAATTTCCTGAATGGACGACTACCGTATTAAATGACGAAAATTTTATTATTCGTTCACGATTTGAAAAATGGCAAAATGACATCGTGAAAACAAATTATAATTTGACAGCTATAGGACAAAGAACGGTTGGTGTGGGAACTTTACTTACAGGTGTGGTTGAAATTTATCAGCTTGATGTTGACGGAAAATCAGTCAAAAACGGTGAATGTAAACTAATTAATTGTTGGCCAAGTGATATATCGTCAATCGATCTTTCATATGACACAACAGATGCGGTTGAAGAATTCACTATAACATGGGCATACGATTATTATATTTTGAGTAGTAATGCTGTTTTGAGTTAAAATACTAATTTTGAGTTAAAATACTAAGATAACTTAAATACTTAAAGGAATAGTGAAATGGCACTACCAACAATTAATAATTTAAAAAATCGGCTTGGCATCGGTGCTAGAGCAAATCTATTTAAAGTCTCTCTTGTATGGCCAGAGAACGCGGCCGCTAACGTTAAAGTGCTATCAGATGCGGCGTCTATTTTATGCAAATCAGCAGCTATACCGGCATTTACTGTTGGTGTTATTGAGGTTCCTTTTCGAGGCGGTCGCAGAATTAAAGTGCCTGGAGATAGAACATTTGGAGATTGGACGACAACATTTCTCGCTAATGATTCGCAGTCTTTGAGGGCCGGCTTCAATGCCTGGTTGAGTTTTATTAGATTAGAAAATTATGATGAGAATGCTATTCGAAGTAACAATGGTAAGGGATTTGATTACTTATGTGATATAAGTGTAGAACATTTAAATCAATCTGGCGAAACAATTAGAACATATAAATTATTTGACTGTTTTCCAACTGATGTTGGCGCAATTGATTTGTCTTATGATTCAACTGATACCATATCAGAATTTACTGTAACTTTTCAATATCATTCAATGACAGCATTTCAAACCAGCGCAATTTCTAGTTCTGATGTCGAACTCAATACAATTGTCTAAAGTTAATTCTGCTACAGCAGTTTCAACGTAATGAGATAATATCTTTTCGCAACAATAAATAGTTGCGTAATAGTTATCAACCAAGGGGCTATTACGCCCCTTATTCATTTCATAAGAGATAAAAATGGCCATAAAGTTATTTGGTTTTAAAATTGGTAAAGATGAGCCAGAAAAAACACAACCCCAATCTTTTGTTCCTAAAGCAGAGGATGATGGTGCAGTAGCGATATCCGCCGGTGGTGTTTACGGAACATATGTTGATCTAGAGGGTCAAATTAGATCAGACACGGAATTGATCAATAAGTATCGTGAAATGGCAATGCAGCCTGAGTGTGATATTGCAATTGAAGATGTTGTAAATGAAGCAATTGTATTTGAAGAACATCAATATCCAGTTGAAATTGTTTTAAATAATCTTCAACAGCCGGAAAGTGTGAAGAAAAAAATTCGTGATGAATTTACACATATTATGAAACTTCTCGATTTTAATAATAACGGATATGACATTTTCAGAAGATGGTATGTTGACGGAAGATTGTACTATCACATGATCATTGACGAAAAAAATCCAAGACAAGGTCTAAGAGAAATCCGATACATAGATCCACGAAAAATAAGAAAAGTTCGTGAATCAGTTAAGAAAAAGGATCCTACAGGTGTCGCACAGATTTACACGCAACCAAATGAATATTATATTTTTTCTGATAAAGGTTTTGCAAAAGATGGCGCACAAGGTTTAAAGATTGCTGCTGATTCTGTTTGCTATGTGCATTCTGGAATTTTTGATAAAGATGGTAAAGTTGTCATTTCACATCTTCATAAAGCAATTAAGCCACTGAATCAATTGCGTATGCTTGAAGATGCTACAGTCATTTATAGAATCTCAAGAGCGCCAGAGCGTAGAATATTTTATATTGATGTCGGTAATTTACCTAAAATTAAAGCTGAACAATATCTTCGTGACATCATGCAAAAATATAAAAACAAACTTGTATACGATGCACAGACTGGCGAAATTCGTGATGATAGAAGATTTCAGACGATGCTTGAAGATTTCTGGCTTCCGCGCAGGGAGGGCGGCAAAGGTACGGAAATTACAACACTACCTGCTGGCCAAAATTTAGGTGAAATGGATGATGTTTTGTACTTTCAAAAGAAACTTTATAAATCTTTGAACGTACCAGTTTCACGATTAGAAGCAGATAACGGATTTTCCCTAGGTCGTGCAAGTGAGATCAGCAGAGATGAATTAAAATTTTCAAAATTTATATCAAGACTTCGCCTGAGATTTACACATTTATTTGATAAAATATTAGAGACACAATTACTACTAAAAGGTGTATGTACACGCCAAGAGTGGCTTCAACTTAAAGAAGAAATTAATTATAACTTTATTTCAGATTCACACTTTGTTGAATTAAAAAATGCTGAGATTATGAAAGAGCGAATGGCACTTTTAGGCGAAATTGATCCTTATGTTGGTAAGTATTTTTCCGTTAACTATATTCGCACAAGAATTCTTCATCAAACTGAAGATGACATAAAACAAATGGATGAAGAAATGGAAGAAGATAAAGCGAATATGGAAGATGGGCCTATAGAAGCACCTCCACCACCGCCGGTAGCACCTCCGCCACAAGAAGTTGTCGTGAGTGTGAAGAAAGAAGAAATTGAACCACGAATTGTTGATGACACTGATCAAAAAGAGTTAGCTAAATCTATGACAAGATTTTTTGAAACACTCACTGAAGAGACAAAGCATGAGCGAGGAGAAAAGTAAGCTCACTGAGAATGCTCTTGTTGTAGCAACATCAATTGCTTATACAAAAAAAGAGATTGGAAAACTACAAGAAAGAATAGATTCTCTTTCGTCACAAAAAGAAATTGTAGAAATTGTAGGTCCACAGGGCGACCAAGGTCCTCGTGGATTGCCCGGCATCGCAGGCGAAAAAGGTGATCGTGGAGAAAAAGGCGATAAAGGTGACAGAGGAGAAAGAGGCGAACAAGGCGTCCAAGGAATTCCTGGTGCACCCGGCGAACAGGGATTCAAAGGCGACAAAGGCGACAAAGGTGAAAAGGGTGATGTAGGGCCACAAGGTCCTAAAGGTGAAAAAGGTGATCGTGGTGAACAGGGCGTTCAAGGTGAAAAAGGTGACAAAGGTAATAAAGGTGATAACGGTCTTCGTGGAGAAAAAGGAGACAAAGGTGATCCTGGTTCACAAGGTGAAAGAGGTGAACAAGGATTTCCAGGCAAAGATGGTAAAGATGGCGCAGCAGGCAAAGATGGAAAGAAAGGTGAACGTGGAGAAAAAGGTGATGTAGGACCGCAAGGACCACAGGGCGACAAAGGTGAAAAGGGCGACAAAGGTGATCCAGGAAAAGATGCAGATTTCACAGCGATACAAAATCAAGTCAATGATTTCAAAGATGTTCTACAAAAAGATGTAACACAATACAAAAACAAAGTCAATGCTATCATATCAAAAGGATTTGGTGGTGGAGGTGGTGGTTCAGGTGAAGTCAATTTAAGATTTTTAAACGATGTTGATCGTGATAGTATTCAAAATGGTTATGTTCTATCATACAATTCAACGACTGGAAAATTTACATTTGTAGCACAGTCCGGTGGAAGTGGTGATGGCACAGACGCATATGCTAGAAGTACAGCAAATGCTGCATATGCACAAGCGAACACGGCCACAAATATTGGTCAAGCGGCATATGATTATGCAAACACTTTAGTGTTATCTTCAGGTAGTTTGGACCAGTATGCTAGAAATATTGCTAACAACGCTTATATACAAGCGAACAGTGCAGTAACAATAGCACAAGCTGCATATGATGCTGCAAATAATGCAAATGGTTCAATTGATGTAAGTCTTATAGATACATCTAATAATTTAAGCAATACTATATCTAACATATCAACTATAAGATTTTCTGAAGAGTCAGGATTTAGTTTAACAAATTTAGGTTCAGGTGAAGTAAAAGTTGCTGTAAATTTAATGACGCCAATTCTACAATTAGATATAGATTTCGGTTCTTTTTCTTCTCCAACTCCAAATCTTAATTTAGATTTAGGTAATATTTAAAAAAAGGAAATTATAATGGCATTACGTTTACGCAGGGGAACAAATGCAGAAAGGTTAGGAATTACTCCTGCTGAAGGCGAATTAATTTATACTACTGATACGCAAATTCTCTTTGTTGGTAATGGCAATACTGCGGGTGGTATCGCTGTAGGAACACCCGAAATTTTTTATGGCGTCAATACAGCTGGTCATATTTTACCCACAGCAAATATGGCATATGATATAGGTTCCAGTACATTACGATTTAGAGATTTATACTTAAGTGGAAATACAATTGATTTGGGTGGATCTTCACTAGAGGCTAATGCTAATGGTGGATATATTTCGTTTGTTCCTGCACCAATTGCGTCTAATCAAAACCCCAAAGCATTAATTGTTAGTAGTAGTGGTTATGTTTTTACAGTAAATACAACAAATGGAGTTTTATCAACAGGTGATGTTGCGTCTGCTATTAGTTCAAACTCCGGAATTAATCTTTTCAATCCTCCAGTATTAGTTAGAGTAGAAAATGCAAATACAAATGGAGGAAATGTATCAAATACAATCACATCAACCGCAAAAATTCAATTCAATGATGATGACGGCTTAAATCTGATCGCAACAGATAATACAGCACAGATTAGATTAAATCAAGCACTAAAAACAACATCAAATGTAACATTCAATACCGTTCAGCATAGTGGCCTTGTTATGACACAAGGCACAAATATTGATCAGTATTATGAATTAAATATAAATATGCAGATAACTGACGAGTGGCAAGACACGCCTATTAAATCTACTGCTTTGCCTACAGGAACTTATATTGTTCAAGTGTTTGCGAATGATAACAGTGTTGGTGGTCAACACTACAATGAAACGTATTCTGGTCTTATGTCATGGTACTCTTCGGACACAGATTCAACCATTTTTGATGAAATTGTATTACATCGTGCTGGTCGTGGTCCAGGTTCCGGAGTATTATTTTTAAGAGTTCAAAGAACGGAAACATCAAATAGTGATGATTTAAAACTTCAAATTTCTGGGACTATACAAACGGCTAGTTCTGTGCTTTATACGTTTAAATTTAGAAGAATGTTGTAAAATTATAAATAACAACATTATATTCAAAATAATCAAAAGGAGACTTTCATGACATTTAAGGTTAAAACTGGGATTAAAGTCAATAGCACTGATGTAATTAACTCAGCTGGCTATTGGATCGGTTCGACAATTACAAATGATAAAACTTCAGCAAATACCGCTAATGGCTCATTAACAATTGTTTCGAGGGATGCTTCGGGTGCATTTGCAGCTGGAGCGATTACCGCATCATCATTTTCTGGAGATGGTTCTGCTTTAACATCTTTAAACGCATCAAACATTTCTTCAGGTAGTTTAGATAATGCAAGAACTTCAGCGGCGTCAGCAAATGGCGCATCTACCATTGTTTTAAGGGATGCTTCAGGTGCATTTAGTGCCGGTCTAATTACAGCAAGTTTTAGTGGTTCTGGTGCTCAACTTACCAGTATTCCTAATTCAGCAACTACAGCTTCAGCAGCAAACGGCGCTTCTACAATTGTTGCTAGAAATAATCAAGGTGGTTTTAATGCGGGTGATATTACCGTAACTTCCGTATCCGGCGACGGTTCAGGATTAACATCATTAAATGCAACCAATATATCATCTGGAACATTAGATAATGCTAGAACTTCAGCAGCATCCTCTAATGGCGCTTCTACGATTGTCTCTAGGGATGCTGCCGGCAGTTTCGCGGGTAATCAGATTACAGCTACAGTATTTTCTGGATCTGGTGCATCTTTAACAAATATTCCTAACTCAGCAACTACAGCTTCAGCGGCAAATGGGGCTTCTACGATTGTCTCTAGGGATGCTTCAGGTGCATTTAGTGCTGGCGCAATTACATCAACTTCTATATCAGGTGATGGCTCGGCATTAACATCCCTCAATGCATCACAAATTACATCTGGCACATTAGATAATGGTAGAACAACCGCTACATCTACAAACACGCCGTCTTCAATCGTTTCTAGAGATTCCAATGGCAATTTTTCAGCTAATGTTGTAAGTGCTACAACGGTTACTGGAGATGGTTCAGCACTAACTTCATTAAATGCTTCAAATATATCATCTGGAACTTTAGCAAATGCTAGAACATCCGCATCATCTTCTAATGGTGCGTCTACAATTGTTTCAAGAGATGCTGCTGGCGCTTTTAGTGCTGGTGCAATTACTGGATCGTCTTTCTCAGGTGACGGTTCCGCACTAACATCTTTAAATGCGTCAAACATTTCGTCAGGCACTTTAGACAACGCAAGAACTTCCGCATCGTCTTCTAACGGTGCTTCTACAATTGTCACAAGAGATTCAACCGGTAGTTTTACTGCAAATACAGTCAATGCTACAACAATTAATGCAACGTTTGTCGGCAATGGTTCAGGCATAACTGACGTTGATGCAACTAATATAACATCAGGCACTTTAGCAAATGCTAGAACAACAGCAGCATCGGCAAATGGTGCTTCAACAATTGTTTCAAGAGATGCTTCAGGAAGTTTTACTGCAAATATTGTCACAGCAACAACATTTAGTGGTTCTGGCGCATCTTTAACAAACATTCCTAACTCAGCGACAACCGCAACATCATCAAATACCGCTTCAAGTATTGTATCTAGAGATGGCAGTGGAGGATTTTCTGCAAATAATATTTCAGTTGTAGACCTCACAGCTAGCGGTAATACCATTATTCATGGAAATCTAACTGTTAATGGTACAACTACAACAGTTAATTCAAACGTTGTTGATATCGGCGATAGTGTTCTTTTATTGAATAGTGATGAGGCAGGCACACCTTCACAAGACTCAGGACTTGAAGTTGAAAGAGGCACAAGCACAAATGTTAAACTGTTATGGAATGAAACAGATGACAGATGGACGTTTACAAACAATGGAACAAACTATCATAATATTCCTGTAACATCAGAATACACGAATACAATATATTCTATTTCAGCAGAAACACCAGGGTCTGGAAATGGTGCTTTTATTCGTTTATCAGGAACAGATAATACAACAGATGATGTTAGATTAACTGGTTCTGGAACGGTAACTGTTACACGCACCGATGCAAATACCATTACAATTAGTGCTACCGGTGCACTAGAAAGTACTACTTCAGGAATTACAAGTGCATCAGCAACTATCGTAGACACTTTTTCAATTGGCACATATCGCACAGCAGAATACACATACCATGTGAAAACTACAACAGGAACACCATATTTTGCAACAGGAAAAATTAATCTTGTACATGATGATACAAATGTTTATTTGACAGAATACGCAATGGTATCTACAAATTCAGATGACGATCTCGTTACGTTTACATCAAATATTAGTTTGGGCAACTTGAGACTATTAGCACAAGCAACAAATGCTACAGTCACAGTAAAAATAGCTGAAGCAGTTTATAGTACAGTGTAAATTATATAATTAATTGGTGTGTCATATGACACACCTTAACCTCTGAGTTTAAACGGGACGAGGTACATGGCAAATTTTAAAGTAAAAAACGGCATCACGCTTGGTGCTAACGGTATTACATTTTCAGACGGCTCAATTCAAACTGCTGCACCTGCCGGTAACACAACAGGATCTTCATCAAACACTTCAGGAACACTTGTACTTAGAAATTCTTCGGGTGGATTTTCGGCTGGAGCAATCACAGCAGAGTCTTTTAGTGGAAATGGCGCAAACATTTCAAATCTAAATGCTTCAAATTTAACATCAGGCACACTGTCAAACGACAGAACAACGGCTACAGAAAACAATACAGCAAACACAATTGTTCTAAGAGATTCTTCAGGTTCTTTTAGTGCAAACAACATTACAATCACAGGCAATTTAATTGTCAGTGGAACATATACAACAGTAAATACTGAAATTATTGATCTCGCTGATAATAAAATTGTACTCAATTCTAATCACACTGGCTCACCAACCGAAGATGCTGGATTAATCGTAAATCGTGGATCTTCTTCAAACGTTGAATTAATATGGAATGAGACAGAAGATTATTGGTCCGTAGGAAATTTAAATTTTCAAGCAAATAATTTTATTGGAAATCTAAATGCTTCAAATTTAACATCAGGCACAATTAATGATGCAAGATTTCCCTCATCAGGAGTTACTGCTGGATCATATGGTAATTCATCATACAGCGCACAAATTGTAACAGACACATATGGCAGAATTACATCAGCATCAAACGTAGCAATACAAATATCATATTCAGCAGTAACCGGACTTGAAAATTCAGCAACAATTATTTCATCATCTTCAAATGGTGCTTCAACAATTGTTTCTAGAGATGCTTCAGGATCATTTGCAGCAAATACAATTACTGCAACAACAGTGTCCGGATCTTTTATCGGTGAAGGCGATTTATTACAAAACATTAATGCTTCAAATTTAACCTCAGGAACGATTAGCAGTGCAAGATTGCCCACATCGGGCGTAAGTGCAGGCACATATGGCAGTTCATCTCTTGTTCCGCAAATTGTTGTTGACACATACGGAAGAGTTACTTCTGTGGCAAATGTTGGATTTTCTCTTGCTGCTGCCAATGTTTCAGGTTTAGCAACATCAGCAACAACAGATACGACAAACGCTTCAAATATTACAACAGGCACTTTAGCAAATGCTAGAACAACAGCAGCATCAGCAAATGGTGCTTCAACAATTGTTTCTAGAGATGCTTCAGGATCATTCACAGCAAATACAATTACTGCAACAACAGTGTCCGGATCTTTTATCGGTGAAGGCGGTTTATTACAAAACATTAATGCTTCAAGTATTATGTACGGCACTTTAAGTTCAGCTAGACTTCCAACAACTGGCGTAAGTGCAGGCACATATGGCAGTTCATCTCTTGTTCCGCAAATCGTTGTTGACACATACGGAAGAGTTACTTCCGTGGCAAATGTCGGATTTTCTCTTGCTGCTGCCAATGTTTCAGGTTTAGCAACATCAGCAACAACAGATACGACAAACGCTTCAAATATTACAACAGGCACTTTAGCAAATGCTAGAACAACAGCAGCATCAGCAAATGGTGCTTCAACAATTGTTTCTAGAGATGCTTCAGGATCATTCACAGCAAATACAATCACTGCAACAAAATTTGATGGTGAACACATAGGAGAAGGTTCTGGATTACTAAACATAAATGCTACAAGTATTATGTACGGCACTTTAAGTTCAGCTAGACTTCCAACAACTGGCGTTAGTGCAGGAACATATGGTAATTCTTCAAACACTGTTCAAATTGTTGTTGACACATACGGCAGAATTACATCAATTGCAAATTCTGCAATAAATTCATCTGGTGGAACCAGAGTCACTACAGTTTCAAGCGCATCAAGTGTTACGATGAACGCTAATACGTCAGATATGGTGACGCAGAATAATACGGGTTCAGGAACACTTACAATTAATGCTCCAACGGGAACACCAAGTGATGGCCAAAAAATAATGTTTCGTCTTAAATCGACAAATGTTCTAACATTTAGTTTTAATGCAATTTTTCAAGGATCAACTGATCTACCTTTACCAACATCTTCTTCAGGTAGTAATAAATACGACTATCTTGGCTTCATATATAACTCTGACGCAACTAAATGGCAATACATTGCTAAAATATTTGGATTCTAATTATGAAAATTTATAAATTTACGATGACATACGATGGCAAACCTTACACAGATGCAGTAAATTTGCCAGACGATCACACCCATACTGATGAAGAAATCATGCAAATGATGCTTACAAAGTTTTCTACATGGAAAAATATGCTGGCAAATCCTGGCGATTTGAGCATTACAGAAGAACAACCTCTTTTAATTGAAGAGCCACCCGCCGAGTAATTATGGCAACTAAAACTTGGATTGGTGCTGCTGGTGGTTTATATGCTACAACAACAAATTGGTCACCAACGGGGGTTCCAGCTGCTGCTGACGATATAGTTTTTACTGGCGACGCTACACCTAATGTCAGTACCACTGCCAGAACGGTAAGAAATCTCACTGTCAACAGCGGCACTGTAACATTTAGTGGTACTGGTGCATTTACCATACAAGGTGACATTAATAATAGTGGTACTCTGAACATGACTACCATGACAGTAAGTTTTACCGGTGGTAACAGTCAAACGCTAAATTTAGGCACAAACAGTTTTG